ACCTGATTTACTAACGCGAGTTAGTTCTTCAGATTCAGCGTTCCGTTAAGATAACTTAACAGGAGTATTCATTGCATAAGCATGAATTAGAAAAGAGACTTCGTCCTTTTCCTCGTACGCTTGCCGAAAGGCATTTGCGGGTTGTCTTCTACATTCTTTGTAAGGACATAGGGACTCCAAGGGCTCTAGCTATGTGGATCCTCTTTCGTGAGAAAGAGTACGCGCAGCTAGTTAGCATGGAGATCTCACCGGATAACTACGACAATCCCACAAGGTTTGCCGAAGATTATCTAGTCACTAAGTTTCTTTCAAAGTATCCAAACTTTGTTCACACAGAGTTGGATCCAGAGAAAGCGGCTCGTGAGTCCTTCACAAAGTATGAAGAGAGCTGTCGTCTGACCAATAAAAGGTTTGCCGAACTTGATCTGGACCCATCCTTATGGGACCCGACGTTAGAGAGCATTTTCAAGCTCGCTCGTCGAAAAATTAGATCTGTTCTTGGTAAACCTGATCTTGATCGGATTGCTGCTTCGTTCGGATGGGGACCAGGTGCAACATCAGCTACATCTGGTAACCTCACGTCAGCCTACGTCAAATTCGCTAAGCGTCTTGACGTTACGAGTAATGCCCTCGTTATGGGACACTGCTGTATAAACAGCACCCCTTCCTGGGTGAATTGTCAGATCCAATCTGATCAATTCCCTAGCGTTCCGCTCTCCCTTACGAGAGAAGCGATGCACGTGGTCAGAGGAAACGAGGTCGTGTTCGTACCTAAGAACGCGAAAACGCACCGTATAATTGCGAAGGAACCCCACGTAAATTCATATTTACAAAAGGGTTTCGGCGCAGAGATACGAAGGCTTCTTCGCGCACACGCTGGAGTTAATCTGAGCGATCAGACACTTAATCAGCGTTTAGCTAAATCCGGATCAAAACATGGCCATCTGGCCACTATCGACTTGCAAGGGGCTAGCGATACAATCTCAACTGAGCTTGTTCGATTCCTCTTACCTGCCGATTGGTTCGGACTTCTTGACCGCATCAGGAGTAAACAGGGTTATGTCCGTAAGGACAAGACCTGGTTTTACTACCACAAGTTTTCCTCACAAGGGAACGCTTGTACTTTCGAACTCGAAAGTCTGATTTTCTGGGCACTCTGTTCAGCGTGCCTAGATATACACGGTCATGAGCGTACGCTAAGCGTCTATGGTGACGATCTAATCGTCCCATCGGCTGCTTATGCAGACGTGGTGAAGGTACTCGATTTCGCAGGGTTTACCGTTAACGCTAAGAAGAGTTTCTCTTCTGGGCGTTTCCGGGAATCCTGTGGAAAAGATTACTTCGACGGTATAGATGTCAGGC